GGCGATGTTACCCTTACAGGCGACAACTACAACATCGTCTTTGACAAGTCCGACGATGCGCTTGAGTTTGCCGACAATGCGAAGGCCAAGTTTGGCACGGGCGGTGACCTTCAAATTTACCACAACGGTTCCAACAGCATAATACACGACTCTGGTACGGGCGTGATTTTAGTGAGGACAAGTACCCTCAAGGTCAACAATGCGGGAAACACAGAAAAACTAATCCACGCCTTCGATGGGGGCGCAGTCGAACTGTACCACAACAACTCCAAGAAACTGGAGACAGCCAGCGGTGGTATAAGCGTAACCGGCGAAGTGGCCGCAACAAGCCTTGATATTTCTGGTGACGTAGATGTAGACGGCACGTTAGAAGCGGACGCCATTACACTCAACGGCACGACCATCACGACCACTGCAACTCTATCCACGGGCATTAGCAACGGCAATGTACCAGTATTTACGTCTGGAGTTGCAGACGACGACTTCTTGCGTGTTAACGGAACTTCGATAGAGGGAAGATCTGCATCAGAACTAGCGTCCGACATAGGGGCTGCAACAACTGACGACGCAACCGCACTGGCAATCGCACTAGGATAGGAACATGGCAAACACATTCAAAGTGAAGACGAATGCGGCCATGCCAGCGAGTGCTGGTACGCCGCTAACCCTGTACACCGTACCATCAAGCACGACCAGCGTGGTCTTGGGTCTGATGCTGTGTAACGTACACACAAGTCAGATAACCGCTGACGTGCAGCTTGTGTCTGATACGTCTGACACGGAGACTAACGAGACGGTCTTGTTGGTCAAGGACATCCCGATCCCGGCGGGGTCTTCTGTCGAACTGCTGGCAGGTAACAAGGTCGTCTTGCAGACCACAGATGTCTTGAAGATCGACTGTAGTGTCGCCGCCAAGATCGATGCGACCTTGAGTATTATGGAGATCACCTAATGCCGTTTATTGGCAATCCTATAACGTCACAGTTTCAGGCGCGCACTGCCACACAAGAGTTCAACGGTAACGGCTCGACTACGACCTTCACCCTGAACCAAGCGGTAACGCAGGAAGACATCCTTGTATCTGTCGACGGGGTTATCCAAGAAAGCGTGGATGCTTTTTCCGTTCCAGATGGCACGACTTTGACATTCACCGCAGCGCCGTCTAGTGGCACTGGTAACATCTTCGTGATCTACATGGGCGTTGCAGCGTCGTCTGTAACACCGCCGGATCAGAACAAAGGCAATTTCAAGGGTGGTGGGCTGTTCCGTACAAATGCACAGAGCCTGACCTCTGATATAACCATCCTTGCAACTGAGAACGCAAACGTGACTGGCCCGTTTACTGTAGCCAGTGGCGTAACCCTGACCGTTGAAAGCGGTGGAACATTGGTGACGCTATGAGTACGTTGAAGGCAGATACCATCCAAAGCACCAGCGGCGGTGCAGCTACGCTGACGAAGCAGACCACCATCAAAGCGTTTTATATCAGCACAACAACTTTTGGTACAGCAGACAACAGCTTTGGCATTTCATCGTCGGCTGATGCTTCAACAGGAACCACGACACTTAATTTTACCAACGCATTTGATAGCGTTCATTACGCTGTTGCTGGAATATCTTATGATGGGGATGGTGATTTTTTTACTGAAAGTAAAACCTCATCTAGCGTTAATGTTCGACATGTAGGTTCTTACTACAGCAGTGGGTCAGTTTCATTTGAAGACGCTGATAAAGAGGCTATGGTTACGGGAGACCTCGCATGAGTACCATTCTTGTTGACACCATCAACCAGAAGACTAGCGGCAACGGGGTGACTATTCCGGGGCATGTAATTCAGGTCGCGCATAATAAATGGAGTACCGCTTCTACGACCACATCAAGTTCATTGTCCGATGTTTCGGGAAGTAGCTTTACGTTTACGGCCAAGCAAGCAAATAGTAAGTTATACATCTCAACAGATGTTTCAATAACGCAAACACGGACTGCGACGAACGCCTTTGGTGGCTACGAATTGAACATTGATGGTTCGGTCATAGAGGGAGCTGGTGCTACTTATGAATTGGGTATGACGTCGGGCGGCGCTAGTTCAGCAAACTTATATCAACGAGCGCCAAAGTCATATTTTATCGACGCATCTAACACCAACGCAAAAACAATCAAGTTGCAATTTTATGCGGAAACAAATGCAAACTCAGGCCAAACCAGAATTAATGTAGGTGGTCAATTTTATAGCGCAATAACGGTTATGGAGATTGCCCAGTGAGTAGCGTACTAAAGGTCAATCAAATTCAGCTTTCTAATGGCAACACACCAACCATCGGTGACTTAGGGCTAAACGATACTCATTCTGTTTTGCAGACTTTGCATACTAGCACCACGACATTTACTACTTGTTCAACTACGTCCTATTCAGACATCTCAGGCATGTCTCTGACGATTACACCGACCAAAGCAAACTCACTAATACAACTCAGTGGGGTGTTGTGTGCGGCAATTCAATCAACCGCTAGTCAAGTAGATGTTCACGGTAGAACACGAATACTGAGGTCGTTCACTGGAGACAGCACAGAAGTTTATGTAATTGACCTTCGCACATACGACTTCAATGGCGGCTCTATCTATGTGAATACAGGGCTTCCTTTTATGTTTATTGATCAACCAAACACTACATTAGCTGTCACTTACAAGTTCCAAGGTAAGGAAGTGTCTGCTGGCTGCACCAGCATAGATTTCAACGCAGAAGCCGAAAATAGATGTTCATTTATAATCCAAGAAATAGCCGTGAATTGAGGAGCATGTAATGGCAACAGTAGCAAACGCAATCGTAGCCCTTATCCCTGACGAACAGTGGGTGCTACGCGGTGATCCTAAGACAGAGGATGAGTTTAATGCCATGTTCCGCAAGGTCACTGGCGCAGACGCCAACGGTTCCGCTATTGAGTCCAGCAATTCTGACGACTTTGGCGTAACGTGGTCGCAGATTACCGCCAAGCAGACGGCGCTTGATAATGCGGCTCCTATGGAGGAACTTCGCCGTCAGCGCAATGGAAAGCTGGCTGATACAGACTTCTATGCACTGTCTGACGTAACTATGTCAGACGCCATGACTACTTACCGTCAAGCCCTTCGTGACATCACTACTCAGACTCCCAGCCTCGACAGTGATGGCAACTTGACCGGCATCACTTGGCCGACGAAACCATAGGGACGCATAATGGCATTCGGCACACTCAAAGCAGATACCCTGACGCACTCGACTGCGGGTTCGCTGGCTACGAATTATGTGGTCAATGGTAGTGCGAAGGCATATTACCACGTCAATGTTGGTGGGGATACTATTCTAGACAGCTTAAACATTTCATCTCACGACGACGATGGTGAGGGAGATGGTGGTATTCATCTGTCATCTAGCATGGGGTCAGCAAATTACAGTTGTGTTTTGAATTGTGATGATGCTGGAGCCGGTTCCACAATCCTAAACTCTGATGTCACTAGAGACAGCCAAGCTGCCGGAACATTTGACTATGAAGTTGTAAAAGCTAACTCTACGACAAATAGAACTAATCAGGATGCAGTCAGATTTGGTGTAATGCACGGAGACCTCGCATGACAGTGACCCCAGAGTTTCAAGGCACACATCTATGGGACAGGCTCTGTTGGGCCAAAGAGAACCTTGACGGTGTGCAGTCAGACTATCGTGTCGTGTACGAGGACAAGGTAGACGAGTGCGCCAAGATACTGGTGCCGGACCCCAACTGGATGGCCTGTGCCTTGCAGGGTGGGATACTGCCGCCGGTTTGGGTATACTGGGAATTAGCGAAGGACGAGGCACAGCCCGACTTCAAGAAACATACACGCGGCTATTTGTTGCATAATACGGAACCGATGGGGCCGATGACCGAAGAAGAGGCCATCGAATATCTCATCCAGAAGGATGTACCACAGTCTGTGTGGCAGTCGTGGGACGAGGGCAACCGCCCGAAGATGGTGATCTGTCGGAAGGAGCAGCTTCCGGGGACACGCGAGTGGAGAAACGCATGGCGTATCTCTGATGAACTGGCAGCTTAAAGGAGCAGAAAATGCCGACAACTTACATCGTAGACAAGGACGGGAACCAGATTGACGCTTCCACGGCTACCGTTCCATCTGACCGTCACTTTCGCGGTGCATGGTCATTGAGTGGCAAAGTCATCTCTGAAGACATGGATGCAGCCAAAGTAATCTTCAAGGACAAAATCCGTGAGGTTCGCAAGCCACTGCTTGAGGCAGAGGACGTAGTGTATATGAAGGCACTTGAGGCTGACGATGCGTCTGCCAAGACTGCTTCTGTAGCAAAGAAGAAGGCACTGCGTGATGCACCTGCCGCACAAGCAATTACAGATGCAGACACGATTGCCAAGCTCAAGGCAGCTTGGGATACGTCTGTACTAGGTGATAGCCCTTACGCATAGGGAGTAAGAGATGGCGCTGACCAATCTCACAAAAGGTACGGTTGTCGGGTCGGAGGGCGGCTCGGCAACCACGAACCTTGCTCAAGGGCTGGCGAAGGCGTTTATACGTTTCAATGCAGGTACAAGCATAAATGACAGCTTTAACGTAGCATCACTGACGGATGATGGGACAGGGGATTATCACTACAATTTTACAAACGCTATGGGCAATGCAAATTATACTCATGTTGGTATGGGCGGTAATGTTGGCATTACAGATGACACAGTGACAACTGCTCTTGCAAACATCGGTGCTTTTAATGCGTCTGGCAGTGCTATTGATGATACTCGTATGAACGGTCATGTCACAGGAGACCTCGCATAATGCCATACATAGGTAAATCCCCAGAGTTTGGCGTCCGCAACCGTTTCGTGTATCAAGCCACGGCGGGGCAAACGAGCTTCAGCGGATCAGACTCCGATTCGCTAGTGCTGACATACTCTGACAGCATGTACATGGATGTGTATCAGAACGGTGTGTTGCTGAAACCCGGCACTGACTATGCAGCTACGACAGGCACAACTGTTGTGCTGGTCACGGCGGCGTCCTTGAACGACGTTGTTGAGATGGTGGTATACGATGCGTTTTCCGTCGCCGACAGCTACACCAAGTCCGAGTCCGACACGCGCTATCCCTTCAAGGGCAACAACTCCATCATCCGTCTGAATGGTCAGACCATAAACGCAGACATTACGATTGACAGCGACGAAAACGGTGTGTCGGCAGGGCCGATTACGCAGAGTGCTACCGTCATTGTTAACGGATATTGGAGCATCGTATGACCAGCGTATTGAATGTAAACACGATTGCTGACAAGGCGGGTACGGGACCGGTTGAACTGACAAAACAACAAGCAGCAAAGGCGTGGGTTGAGTTTAATGGAACAGGTACAGTTGCCATTTCAGATAGCTTCAACATCAGTGGCTTAACGGATGCTGGCACGGGTTTGTATAATTTGACGTTTACTAACAGCATGAATAACGCAGGTTTTGCAAGCACAGGAGCCGCTGGTGAACGTGATAATGCTGGCGGCAACCGTAGTTGTGGACTTCGCGCAAAATCCACTGGCGGTCAGAATATTCGTGGATTTCGTGACGGTGTGTCAGCAGATGATTTTCCTGAATTATGTTTCCACACAATGGGGGATCTCACATAATGGCTAGTGAACTGCGAGTAAATACTCTAAAAGATGCCAGCGGGAACAACAGTGTGGCTACATCTGTGGTGTCCAACGGCACCGCAAAGGCTTGGATAAATTTCAATGGCACTGGAACTATTGCAACAAGAGGGTCGTTTAATGTTGCATCTATTGCAGATGAAGGGGTTGGCGCATATCAAACCAACTTAACATCCGCAACCGCAGATGCGAATTACGCTGTTACAGGAAGCGCGGGTGGTTCTGGCACTCCGTCCGGTTGTTGGCATTCCACAGGTTTTAATGCAAACAGTTATAATACTTCTAATACAACATCTTCTTTTCATCAGCAGATATATTACACCACCAGTACAATCGCGGACGTTGAATTTATATACTCATCCTTAAACGGAGACCTCGCATGAGTAAGGCCGCAGAACTCGCCGCACTGATTGGTTCGCAGACGGCGTTGTCGAACAGGAACCTGATTATCAACGGTGCGATGAAGGTGGCGCAGCGGGGTACGTCGAGCACTGGCCTTCATGACTCTGGTTATTACACAGTTGACAGGTACAGTTTAATTTTCGGCAATGAGGATGAGTTGCGCGTAACTATGACGCAAAATTCTGTTACCGACCTAGCCGGTTTTGCTAATTCTTTGAAGGTCCAAACTACCACCGCTGAAAGCGCAATAGCCGCCGATGAAAGTTACTACATCATCAATCGTTATGAAGGCCAAGATTTTCAACAGCTAAAATACGGCACATCAAACGCACTTTCGACAACACTTAGTTTCTATGTGAAGTCGTCGGTAACCGGCACTTTTGCAGTGGCGATCTACCAGACTGACGGTAATGACATCATTGGGTCAACCTACACAATCAACTCTGCTGATACTTGGGAACGCAAAACAATCACCTTTGCTGGGAACACTCTCGCGGCAATCGTAGATGACAACACCAATGCAATTATGATTGATTGGTTTTTGGCGGCTGGCTCCAACTTTACATCAGTAAACAACACTAGCTGGGGTGGGTATGAGACGGGCAAGCTGGCCTATGGACATGGCACAAATGCAGTGGCTACCACTACAAATGCTACTTGGGAAATAACAGGAGTGCAGTGGGAACTTGGCGAACAGGCCACGCCGTTTGAGCATCGGTCTTTTGGCGATGAGTTGGCTAGGTGTCAGAGGTATTATGCTGAAAGAAAAAATGGTACTGGCGGGTCAATGTATTATGGCAATACATTACAGGCATACGGCACAAGTTCTATTTACGGCGTGATTGCAGATTATCCAGTTCCTATGAGGGCTACCCCAACGGTTTCTCAATCTGGAGATTTTGGTGCTTACACAGCATCTTCGGGTAATAATGGTATGGCTACCACGATAGGCAATTTATCCGCTACCAGTCATGCTTGGCGCACAGGCGGCTGGAGTGGAAATAGCAACTTAACTGCTGGTCATGCTGTTGTGCTGTATGCCTTAAGCAATGCTAAGTTAATTGCGGATGCAGAACTATGAAAATTATAAACGCAAAGTACATGAAAGACATGGCCACAGACGAAACGGTTGGCATTGCAGCGACGATTGACGGTACAGATGTGACTGTGTCTCTAGACCCAGCCAATCGCCACTACGAAGAAATCATGCGACAGGTCGCAGCCGGTGACCTGACAATCGCGGACGCTGACTGATGTTTGCCGTCAACGCCTTTGCGGAAGAGTCTTTCGCACACGCAGGGGCGGTTGCTGGCGGAGCCTCAACGCTTTCTTCTAATTTTATACAAACTAGCGACAGCATTGTATTGGGGTCGGCATCTGCACAGATGGTCGGCACCTCCAGTGCCATTAATGTTGGCGTTGGCATTCTGGTTGGAAATACCACTGTAAGCTCCGCGTTCACAGAGTCCGCCGCCGGTGCAGGCATATTTGTGGGCACTTCCACACAGCAAGCAAATTTCACTAAAACATCTGCGGCAGTGCGTTTGCTTTCTGCAACAACTTCCCAGAGCGCAAACTTCACACAAACGGCAAATGCTATAAACGTCCTCTCTGGGATTTCTAGTCAATCCGCTAATTTTGTAAAGACGACGGATGCTCTTCTACTGGGGTCGTCGGTAGCGAACTTGTCTTCGACGTTTGATCAAACCACAAATGCGGTTGGAATTTTTGTTGATTCAGCTTCTTTGTCTGCGTTGTTTGAACAGACCAGTGTACCCACGCGCATTCAACCAGCTACATCTTCGATGGAAGGCACGTCATCTGCGCTATCTGTTGGCGTCGGTGTTCTTGTTGGCATCTCTACGGTGTCCTCAATCTTCACGCAGACAGCAGTGCCGGTTGCAATCAGATCCGGAATATCTACACAAGTTTTCAACGCAACGCAGGCAGCGGCAGGCGCTCGTATTCGCAGCGAGGCCGCTGAACTGTCAGCCCTATTTGAGCAAACCGGCATCGGCACTCGTATACAGGTGGCCTTGTCTGAACAAGAGTTTGGTTTCACACAAAGCGCTCTTGGCGGGCTCATTACAGCGGGGGCTTCAGATATTGTATTCTTAGTGGTACAATCTGCATTAGGGGAACTAAAGTTTGTTCCTGTTGATGCAGGTCAGGATGTAGAAACGTGGTCAGATATCACGCATACTGGTGATACTTGGACAGATGTCAGTGCATCGGGTACAACTGAGTCTTGGACAAGCATTACGCATAGTGGCGACACTTGGGCAGATGTGGATGCGGGCACTGACGCAGAAACTTGGACAGAAGTGGTGAACTAAATGGCTTCTACATATACAACAAACACCGGCATAGAAAAGCCCGGTTCAGGCGAACAGGCGGGTACTTGGGGTACGACCACCAATACCAACTTTGATATTATCGATCAAGCTCTGCACGGGCAGGTATCCCTTGCTATTACTGGCAGTCGAGATTTGGAAACCACCGACGGAGCAACAAGCGACGGCGCAAATACCGTCATTATATTAACCGGCACCCCCGGTTCAACTTTTGAGTTGCGTGTAACGCCAACTGATCAAGAAAAGTTTTATACCATTAGAAACGAAACTGACGCAGCGTGTCATGTTATTTACAAAGGCGTGACTTACTCGGCCTCAACTGGCGTTGAGATTGCAGCGGGCTCTACACAAGCTGTAACAGGTGACGGCGGCGCTGGGTCGGGTAAGTTCAAAAGTCTAACTGGCGCTCTGGTAAATGATTCGGCTCCGCAGCTTGGCGGTAATTTAGACACGAATAGTAATAATGTCCTTTTTGACGATGCACATTTCATTGGCGATGAGAATGGAAATGAGCAGATCATTTTCCAAACCACATCATCTGCCGTAAATCAGATTGACGTTACTAATGCCGCGACAGGCAACGCTCCGCAAATATCGGCTACTGGGGGTGATTCCAACGTCAACCTAAAGCTGGCCGCAAAAGGGACGGGTAAGTTAGAGCTTGCCTCTGATCTGCAAGTTAACGGTACTACGAACAACTGGACAATCGAAGTAGATTCTAATGATCACTTGATTTTTAAATACAACGGCACTGCGGTTTTAGCCATACAAGATACCGGGGTGGTAATTGCTAAAGATGATATAACAGCGTTTGGTACGGTGGCGTAAATGAGCAATAACCCACCCCTTTTAGGCGGCGGAGCGGGTAGCGAAATTTCATTTTCAACTTTACGCGATTTTTATGGCGACAGTAACCCTGTGTCTCTTTCTGAATTTACTCGTGGTGGCAGTTTAGTAGCTTCTACTTTTGCAGGGGCGTCTACTGCGACCACGACTACCGGAACCGGCACAAAAAATGATTTTGCTATAGCTCAGACAGCTTATACGGTTTACACCGGCAGTCCCGGTAGCTTTACCACTCGCGAATCAGATGCCACCTCCACCGCATATCAAGGGGTTTCTCTCACTTACACTGTAGCTGCGGGTGACAGTGTAATTTCCTTGGGCGGTGCCGGATACACTGATTTTAGCGGCGATGAGCCGAATATTCAGGTTGTTAACGGATTTCAATTAAGCGTCAACGGTGGCAGTTCAACTAGTTATGGTGGCTCGTTCTTTTACTTTAAGGGTCCGGCGTGGCAAAATGGTCACCACCCCAGCATCCTTTCATATCAGGGCAGTTTTAGCGCTGGCAATACCATTACGATGACAACTACCGCTGGGAATTATAGTGCTTTTGTAACCCTGTCTTCGTCGCGGGTAGCCGCCAGCAGTGAATATGATATTACCTTCACAAACAACAACAGCACTGGTGATACATATACTTTAACATCTAACTCCACGAGAATTGGGTCAAATTCTCAGGTATACGCTGCGGGAGACAGCCGTCTAGTTAAAGACAACAGCACTTCTAACCAATGGACAATCGCTTACGATAATGTAACAGGCAGCGGCAGCGGAACGGCTGGCGATATAGCAGTAACTGTTACAAGTCAGGCTGACGCGGGGACAGAAACTGCTTCGGTCGGGGGTCAAACGACAGCTTCTGCTACCGCACCATCCTCATCTGGTATTTCTTTCGTTAGTGTTATTGGTAGTGTCTCAGACCCAAATAACGATAATCCTCCTACGGTAGTGCTTAGAAGAAACGGCACTGTAGTCGCGACTTACAATGATGGCTCTAGTGCAGGGGCATCCGTAACCTATACCGGAACAATTAACTCTGGTGACGTATTTACGGCGGCTGGCGGCGACCAAAGCAATGCTGTTACAATTAATTATACTACGCCGTCTAGGAGTATTACGTTTAAGAACAACGGCTCTTCTAGCCTTACACTAGGATCTAATTCAACAGGGGGAGCAAGAACTATCGCAGCAGGTGTTACTTCAACAGTGCAAACAGGTGGGTCCACCAATAATGAGGACTGGCAGGTTCACTTCGACACGGGTAGTGGTGATTGCAATGTTGGCATACCAGCTACTATAAGTTCAGGTAATCCTGTTAATATGGATGTATTCAACACAGTTACTACACCGGTGGGTTAACATAATGCCCTTAACAAAACTTCAATTTAAACCCGGTATCAACCAAGAAGTAACCTCGTACTCTAACGAGGGCGGCTGGCGAGATTGTGACAAGGTCCGTTTTCGTTTCGGGTATCCTGAGAAGATAGGTGGCTGGGAAAAGTTATCGTCATCAACGTATCTTGGATCTGCACGGGCTTTGCATAACTGGATCGCGCTGGATGGCTCGAACTACCTTGGCGTCGGAACACATCTTAAATATTACATTGAAGAAGGTGGTAGTTTTAATGACATCACGCCAGTTCGTTTAACCACTAGCGCGGGTGATGTGACATTCTCTGCCTCTACCAGCAAAAACTTTAAATCAGTATCAACGGCGGGAAGCAACGATAGCACAATAGTTACTGTTACAGAGATTGGACACGGTGCGGTTGAAAATGATTTTGTCACATTCAGTGGTGTTGATGCCGCCGGTCTTGGTAGTGGCGGTAATATTACTAAAGCTATCCTAGAGGCAGAACATAAGATAACGGCAGTTCTCGACGCTAGTACCTATGAAATAACGCTGGGTGTAGCGGCGGGTTCTACGTCATTAATTGCGAGTTCGAGTGATTCTGCAAATGGAAACACGGGGAGCGGCACTGTTGCAGCTTATCAAATTAATGTCGGCCTAGACGCGACGGTTGGCGGCACAGGCTGGGGCGCAGGTTTATACGGTGGTGTGTCAGCGGGAGCTTCAGAGGCCGCCATCAACGAGGGTGGAACTTTTTCAAATTCCGACACAACTTTAACAGTAAGTGGCGGCCACGGAATTGTTGCTAGCGATTTTATTCTTGTCGATAGCGAAATTATGAAGGTCACCAATGTATCGACTAATGATTTAACCGTTGTTCGCGCTCATGCGGGCACAGGGGCGGACAGCAATGTAAACACAGCAGGTCACGGCGGAGGAAATGCAGCTACGGACGCAGCTACTCATGCAAACGGTGCAACCGTTACTTTGATCACAGGCAATGCCAGCGCGGCTAACGATTACTTTGGTTGGGGCATTGCGGCATCCGGCGGTCTAACAACTACCACACAGATTCGTTTGTGGTCACATGACAACTTTGGTGAAGATCTGTTAATAAATGCGAGAGATGGCGGTATTTATTACTGGGACCGTACTACTAATTTGTCTAGTAGAGCGGTAGAACTAAGTGCGTTTGGAAGTTCTAGTTCTCGTAGTGTGCCTACTGTAGCAAAACAAATACTTGTTTCTGATCAGGACCGTCATGTAATTGCTTTTGGCTGTGACTCCAAAGGCGGGTCTAGTAGTGCCACACAAGGGGACGGGGTGCAGGACCCTCTCTTAATTCGATTTTCTACTCAAGAAAATGCAACTCTTTGGTTTCCAGACACTACAAATACCGCGGGTAATCTTAGGCTTGGCGCGGGATCTACCTTTGTTCAAGCGGTAGAAACAAAAAGAGAGATATTGGTTTACACAGACACCGCTTTGTTTTCTATGAGATTTATTGGTGGAGACCTTGTTTTTGGCCTGTCTCAGTTAGCTTCAAACATAACCATAGCGGGACCTCAAGCCGCGGCCTCTACAGAAGATGTTGTGTTCTGGATGGGTATCGACAACTTTTACGTGTATGCGGGTCGCACCCAACAACTGCCTTGTTCAGTAAAAGAAAAAGTTTTTGGCGATTTTAACACTTCAGAAACTGATAAAATCGTTTCAGGGGTAAATTCAGAGTTTTCCGAGGTGTTTTGGTTTTATCCCTCGGCTTCTGCTACGGAAAATGATCGATATGTTGTGTACAACTATGGTGAGAAGGTCTGGTATTTTGGCACTTTAGTTAGAACGGCATGGTTGGACCGCGGCACACGGTCCTTTCCTATAGCTGCTGGGGGCCAGTACCTATACAACCACGAGATCGGGTTCGATGACGATGGCTCTGCAATGACCGCGTTTATTGAGTCAGCGGGCATAGACATAGGAGATGGGGATCAGTTTTCATACATTCGGCGCGTGATACCTGACCTGACGTTTACGGGGTCCACGGCATTGAGCGCTCCGCAAGCTGTGTTTACCATAAAATCACGACGTTTTCCCGGAGCTAACTTTAATAATACTGCGGCGGGGACCGCGGAACGAACCGCCAGTTCTCCTGTCGAGACTTACACGGAACAGTTACATTTACGGTCAAGAGGCCGGTCCTTTGCCCTGCGTATAGAAAGCACGGCTCTCGGCACTAAATGGAAATTAGGAAGCCCGAGAATAGATTTACGACCTGACGGGAGACAGTAATGGCGCAAATTGAAGTTCCCGCTCCGAGACTGCCAGAGGCTCCAGAAGAGTACGATCCGGTATACATGCAGGATTTGTTACGAGCTTTGGAGACTTTTATTTCTCAGGAAAGAACCCCGGGGAAAATTCGCGGGACGGCCATAACTCTGACTAACCTGCCCACTAGCTCAGCTAATTTAGAGTCAGGAGCTTTGTTTAACGATAGTGGAACAGTGAAGATTGTTACTTAATAAAAAGTAAGGTAAGATTCAGCCATGGGACAATCTATTCAAAAACAGGACATGCTCAGCGTACCGTCAGGAGGCATCGCTGATTTTTACATGTCTGATGAAGCTATTGCTGCAATTGAGCAGGAAGAGGCACAAAAAGCCTTTGGTTCTGAAGGGGTTGCAGCCTTTGATGGTGTCGCCAAGAGGATGGCCTCTTACGGTCGTTTTGGCGATGACCGCATTGTTCACGTCGAAAGCGGCGAGATCGTCGTGCCGCGGGCCCTGATCGAGCAAAGCCCTGAACTGAAGGAGTCCATCTTCTCGCACCTTCGGGAGCAAGGTGTAGAAGACCCCGAGCGGTATGTCGTGGGCTCCTCGGCCAATAGCTTGAACCCTGAGACAGGCCTGCCTGAGTTCTTTTTGAGCAAGATTGTCAAAGGTGTTAAAAAAGCTTTTAAAGGCGTCGGCAAGGTTTTGAAGAAAGTCGCGCCGGTTGTCCTGCCCCTTGTTTTGGCAAGCACACCTCTCGGCCCTGTGTATGGCGCAGCAATGGGATCGGGCATTAGCACTTTAATTCAAGGCGGCAGCGCAGAAGACGCTTTGAAAAGCGCTGTCATAGCGGGCGGAACAGGGGCGTTGTTTAAAGGGTTCACCGGAGATGCCGGTTCTTTTGGCAAGAACGTCAGCGCCGCCTTCTCTGACCCTGTGGGACGTTTTAGTCAGACTCTTTCCGGAGACGGTGGCTTCTTTGGTGACTATAAGCCCGTGACCGCTCCGCCTATCACCTCAGATCCGTCAACAGGTCTTCCTGACTACACTGTCTCCGATAGTGCGTTGGGGGACACCTCACCGGGTTCAAAGATCTCGGCCCTCGAATCTATTCAAGAAACGATCATGCCGTCAGATCCAACCTCGGCACAAATTGCCCAAAAATCTCAAGAGCTTATGAGCATCAACCCGAAGCTGACTAGCTCGGATGCAATCGCTCTAGCTCAGAAAGAGTTAACACCCGGATTCCTGCGAAAGTACGGGCCCAGTATAGCTTTGGCTGGTCTGGGAGCAGGGGCTTTGGGCGCTTTCGATGCCCCCGAGGTAGAAGAGGAAGAGTATGTCACGGGTGCTGACCTTCTGGCTCAAAACCCAGAGAAGTATGGGTTTGCGCCGGAACAGTTGAGATATCTTCCAGACTACAACCCATTTGTGCCGCCACCGGATAGACGAGTACCCGTCATGCAAGCTGCTGAAGGCGGCGTCGTGGGCGGATTGCGCGGTCTTGCTGAGTATTCTGAAGATGTAGTTGGCAATCTAAATCAGATGATGTATGGCGGGCAGGGCCCGAGCAGCACGGCTACTGCGGCACCGACACTGCCTCCTATCGCGCCCCCAGCGGCTACTGCGCCATCTGGTCCCTTATTCGGTGGGGGCGGAACGGCTGTTTCTTCAATGCCCGCACCGATCACTGCGGTTCCTGTTCCTCCTACTCCGCCAAACCCAAGTGGCCCTAGTTTTGGCACAAGGCCAAATGAGTTTAATCTCACTGACCAAATGCTAAGACTTCCTCCCACAATGGATCCCCGGCCTTCTGTTAGCCCAATCAATCGCACCCCCGGTATAGGTGGTGGAAGCGGCCCCGTGGTTGATACGTTTGTTCGTCCGGAGAATTATGTTGGCAACCCGGCCCCTAATATTCCGACTCCTAATCTTGAAGAGCGGATCTTATCGTTGAACGATATGTCCTTGCTTGGTATGGCTACGCCAACTTATATGCCCTTGGATCGTGGCGATGGCATGGATCAGTTTGGCCGTCCCATACAGAGTCAATTAACTGATGCGGAGAGGTCGCAAGCGAAACAAGATCAGACACTTAGGCAGGAAGAGCTCCAAGCACTTCTTCAAGAAAGACGTAACCAACCCAGCAGTTCCCTTTTCTCTAATTTAGGCATATCGGGATTGGCCTCTTTAGGCCCAAACATCTTCTCCGGCTACGCAGAAGGCGGCGAGATATTCCCTCGCCGCACTGGCGGTATCATGCCGGATGAGGGTGTTCCAGACAAAGACAGTGTCCGAGCGATGCTGATGCCGGGCGAGTTTGTGATGACTACAGATGCCGTCAAGGGCCTTGGCAACGGTGATAATGATCAAGGCATCCGCAAAATGTATGATATGATGCGAGGCCTTGAGGCTAAAGGGAAGGCGATGGCGTAATGGCTACAGATACTGTTATTCAAAGATCAGCGCCCGAGTTTGAAGCCTACATTTTAGGTCTCATGGAGCGGGCAAAGGGGCTATCCGAGCAGGAAAAAGAACTGCCCGGCTTTGAAGTCGCCGGTATGACCGACCTACAGTTGGCCGCGCTAAACCGAGCGGGGACCGGCATTGGGGCATATCAAGATTATTTGGACCGTGCAGATGCCGCAGTAACAGGTGCAGGTCGGAAACTTACTCAAGATGAAATATCTGAGTATATGAATCCGTTCCAAGACACGATTCAAAAAGAAATTATGCGGGCTTATGATGAGCAGCAAGCTCAACAGGGTCTTGCGAATGTTATTCAAGGTGGTGGGGCCGCTGCTTTTGGGGATAGAGGCGACCTTCTTCGGGGGAAGGTTGAGCAAGGAAGGTCGGATGCTTTAGCTCGCGCTGCGGCAGAAAACTACATGAACGCTGCGGGTATGGCAGAGCGCCAGCTTGGCAGAGAGGCTGCTATGGGCCAAGGGATTGCATCCTTGGGCCGAATGGGTCAGGAGCTAGGACAAGATCAAACGCGGTTTATGTTTGACGTTGGGGAGCTGGAGCGTATGTATAATCAGGCGGGCTTAGATGCTACCCGTCAGACGCAGTTGGCACAACTGTACGAGCCGGAGCAGCGCATGTCTTACCTTTCAGATATTTTCAGAGGAGTTCCTTCTGGTTCGCAGACAATAAGCAAATCCGCGGATCCGTCTGTTTCTCCTTTCCAACAATATGCTGGTTTAGGCATTGCGGGCTTGTCCGCAGCAGCGGGCGCACAGAAAGCGGGGCTTTTCGGATGATGAATCGAGGTGTACTGAAACGTCAGATGTTTGCCAAGGGCGGAGCGGCGTTCCCGGATTTGAACAAGGACGGCAATATCACACAGGCCGACATCCTGATGGGCCGTGGTGTAGAGTTTAAGCAAGAGGGCGGGATTGCAGGTATGATGCAGCCGCCTGCCGCAGCGCAGCTTGACCCGCAGGTTGTCGATCAGATGCTGACAGCGGCAAGTCAGACCACCGGTGACCTTGAGGGTGCTCAAGACTTTGAACAGATGATGAACATGGTCCGCGGTGATGATGCCTCCATGGGTGAGCGCCGCGAGGAGCTGGCCGGTGTGGTTGGCCCCGAAGATGCCATGCAGACACCAGAGTCGGTTCTGGCACTTGTGCAGCCGGTCATGCAGATCGCTGCTGTAGATCAGGGAATTGGTGAGCTGGCACAGCAAGAGATGCAGCAGCCGATGCAAGGCCCGATGGCTGGCGGCATCATGGAAAATGTTGCGCCGCCCGCGGCCCCTGCACCTGTTCCAATGGGAGGGCCCCCGCCCGTAAATTTTAAGGATGGCGGGCTGGTCCGCCGAGGCGACAACCAGCCGGTTCAAAAGTTCCAGTTTGGCGGAACCGATTACGCTACGCTCTTGTCTGGTACGGTAGGCGATCTTCCCGGACAACGGTTTAGGCGAATGATGCAAGATGTTGTGTTTGAAAATGCTGCCGTAGCGGAACAACAGGCGGCGGCTCGTGCGGCTTTGAGCCCTGCTGCGGCAGCGGCTTTGCCAAAGCCTGAGCCAAAACGAGGCGACGGCAGTCGTCTGCGCGAGCTGATGGAAGCGCAGCGCGAGCTCTATCGCGAGTATGGACTTGGAGATCCCGCAGCTCGTGCGGCTGAGCGCGAAGATCAGCGGAAGATGACGCAAGCTCAGATGTTGTTTGATATTGCTAACACCGCGCTGACCTTCGCTGCGCCCATGCAGGGCGAAAGAGCGGGTTTGAGCCCTGCCGAGCGTCTGGCTATGGCCGCTACGCAGACTCAACTGCCACAGACCATTGGTGCCCGGGCACAGGCTCAACTTGAGGCAGACCGTGCATCTAAGAAAGAAGAGCGGACGTTAGATCTTGCAGCGCTTCAGTCGGCGGAGACGAAACTAGCGGCAGAGGTCGCTTCTCAAGATGCCCGCGACTTGGCCTTGGCTAAGAAGACACCAGAAAAAGCGGATCGCGTAAAACTTGTCATTCCAGACGGTGACGGTGAAAAAGTCGTTGGGACTTACGACCTAAGCAAGCCCGCGGATGTTGCAAAATACGACGCAAAGATGGCGGAGTTTGCAGAAAAAGGTATTAATGCATACCCGATCACGGCGTCTCCCCGCCAGACTCGTGAGCGCGAGATTGTTCTGTATAACGAGGCGGATGGCAGTACATCCCCGATATTTGACATTGGCTCGGAAGCCGGGCGCAAAGCGCGTGACGCATGGAAAGAAGAAAATCCTTTGCCCGAGGGTCAGTCCTATCGAGAAATGGGGCCACCTACTGCCCCAGCTCCGGATCGCCCAATCAGCGAGCGGGACTTCTTCAAACAGTTTGGCTACAGCTACAAAGCATTTGGCGAGTTGTCTGCGGACATGCAGAAATATGTACGCGGCCTTCCGGTTCTTACTGATAAGGACTTCTTCGCCAAGTACGGCATGACCAAGGCTGAGCTCGATGCTCTGGATCCAGAACTCAAGAAATACTTCATGGGCTTCCCGGTCCTTACCGACAAGGATTACTTTGCCAAGTACGGCATGGACAAGGCAGCATTCGACGCTCTGCCAGTCGACACAAAGAACCGCCTGTCCAAGGTTTCCCCCGAGCGAGAAATTCGAGTTATCAACGATCAGATTATCGATGTTACCGAGGGCAGCGCCCCGGTCGCTATCTTCGGCGATCCGGAGGTCAAGACTCTTACGGTTGGCAGCGAGGTCATCGACATCACCGATCCAAACGATGTCAAAGTCATATTCGGCAACAAGAAGCGCGATATTCGTGTCGTGCGTGGCGAGCTTGTCGAGATTCCGGCAGATGGCGGCAAGCCTATCAAGATCTTTGGCGAGCGTGTGCCGCCTACCGGAACCTTTGAGAACATGATCCTCAAGACCGGTGAGAACATCATCGTCAAGAAGGTTGGCGATAAGCTGTATGATAAAACTGGGGCAGAGATCAACCTCAACACCGACGCTTATGATGGTGCGGTTCTGGTCAGCAAGGACAAGGCGTTCATGGAGTCCAAGATGGCCTCTAGTCAAGCCGCCGCGGGCGCACGGCTGGAAGAGGTGCGACAGCAGCAAAGCGACCGAGCGTTGCGCGGGGTTCTTGGAGGGAACAACTCTACGGTTAATTCTCGTGTCGAGGCTATGGGTGGGCAGGCTCTGTCCCCCGAAACTAACGCTGTTGTCTTTGACGCCCTTAACGCTGCTCGTCAAGGTGTTGGCTTCTATAACAAACTTAAACAAAGCGTCAGTGAATATGGCGGTGCACTTGTACCCGCGCTTCAAAATGCTTTTGCGGACAAGGTGGAAGCGGGGAACTTCATAGACTCTGTATTTGTCCTTGGTCGTGTCGCCCTAGCGCAGAGCCCGCGGTTTGCAGAGGGTGAACAAACACGCCTTGCTGACTTGTTCCCGAGTACTCAACGTCTTCTGGCTAACCCAGAAAACGCTGTTCGTAAGCTTGTTGGCCTCAAGCGCATGATGCAGTTCGAGCTCGAACAAAACTTGCAAATACTAGCCAACAGCACAGACCGTTCTATACGGCGTCAGGCGGAACAGTCGGTTTACGCTATCGACGGTGTTCTGAAGATGCTGGAGACCATCCCGGACCGGGGTGTTGTTTCCACCCCGGTGGCTGATGAAACAATTCAAGCAATTATGCAATCGCAAGCTGCGGCACAGGGGAGTAACTGATGGCTGAAAATCCGGTCTCTGTGTTTTCTGAAAATAGTCCCTTCCAGACTATTGAGTTCAGCCCGGAAGAGGTGCAGTTCGCATATGATCGACATGGTGCAGGGACCGAAAAAACCTTAGCACAGGCCACGGCGGCGATTTTGAACAACATGCCTCAATACCAAGGCATGGCGGACTACACTGACCTGATGATGGGCACTGCCCCCATTTTGGACATGGTGCCTTTGCCACCACAAGAGCGCGGTAAAGCGGTAACTGACGATCAGATCCTTCGCCTGTTTACCAGCATGAAGGGCCTTGGCGATCCGGGAGCTCCAACAGAAACAGATGCGTTTCTTTCCGGCCTAACCCGTGGTACAGCCGCGACCGCCACAGGTGTTTTAGGCGCAAAAATGGCCGCTAGTGCTGCCCCGCCATATGTGCCTCTTCCGGGGCCCCTAGCTCCTCTAGGTGTGTTCTCCAAGCCGGTAGCCGGGGTAGCCGGATTTCTTGGCGGCTCTATTCTTGGAGACCTATTCGTCGGATCTCCCTTGTCCCGACAGATGTTTACAGGTCTGGAAGACGTTCAGCTCACACCCTCGGCGGAAGCAACTTACAGGGGATATGAATCTGGGGGCAACATTACTCCGATGCTCCTGTCCCTGCCGTTTCTTGCCCCCAAAGCAGCTCTGAGCACCGCAGGCTATGTAAAAAAGCTGCCCTTGGCTAATCAAGTCACGGTGCTGTCCGCGGACGATATGGCTAACCCGATGGTCACAAAGTATCTGGCGGGCAAAGTAGCTGGAGCTCCGACTACTCGTCAGTATCTAACTCTGCGAGACAAGATTTTCCGCGAAGCCAAAGAGGCCGGGCAAGAAATCACCCTGAAAGAGGCGGCTAAACAGGCTGCACAAGAACTCAATCGGTCAGGTGCACTTGTCCGCGGGACCTCCGGCTTTATTAATTTTGCGGAAAAAGCTCTAGTAAGTGGCGGGCAATCATTCAGAGCTTTGAGCCCCGGCAGAAAAGCCGG